TTCGTGCCAACATAGCATATGACTTCTCACTGCCTTATCTTGACCTATACGATGAGCTCTATCTTCAGCTTGTTCTAGAACTGCTAGACTTACTGGTGGCTCCAAAAATACTACATCCTGTGCTTCAACTAGATTCAAACCATATCTTGCTCCCATTAACGAAAGCAGTAGCACATCATAATCTCCAGCATACCATTGCTCCAATATCGCGAGTCGCTGAGCCATTCCTAACTCACCTGTATACAGTAATACCTTTTTACCTCTTTCGACTAGCTGGCTTTGAACTAGCTTTAATGCTTCAACATACTGTGAGAACACTAATACCTTCGTGTCTTTGAAGCACTTGTCAATATAATCAATCTTTATATCGGCTGATGATGCGATTAGCTGAATCTTGGCTCTAATCTGCGGCTTTGATGAAAAACCTTCTCTCTTCAATCTTGCCGTCGACATACGATACACTTTCTCAAGGTACTGCAACTCTTCGCTTTTTGGCTGTTCCAACTTAATCATATAGCGTCTCTTCTCTGGCAAGCCAAGTTCCTTCTTATCCACATAAGCAATTACGGGCTTTAACAACTCTTGCAATTCGTCAAGATTTCTGAATCCATTACAAACATAATGTCCCCAAAAGTCTAGCGACCATTCTCCATAATACCTCTCATAGGTCGTTCTAGCTGTAGCATTCAACTGCCTTAAAAACTTCAGAACACTAAAGAACTCTAACGGACTATTCAAGATTGGCGTTCCTGACAAAGCTAACCTAACTTGACCTGGCGTTTCAGCAATGTTATGCATCCCTACAGTCTGAGCTGCTTTCCATCCTTTTGCTGACTGAACCTCATCAATTACAATACAGTCATATCCAACGGCATTTATTGCGTTTACTATTTTAACATTTCTTAATCCTTCAATGTTTATTAAGTCGACTCCACGCACATTAGCATTAGCCTTAATCCATTCTGCTTTCTTTACTGTCGGTGCCTCTGTGCTCTCACCTACGATTCGGAAATTAAGCTTCTCCGCGTATTCGTGCTTCCGAGCATCTTTCAGCCATTCCTCCTGCAAGTTAGCCTGACCACACACTACTAATGTCTTTCTAAATTGTCTGTCGTCAATAATCATCATCGTTGTTCTCGACTTGCCTGTTCCTTGCGGGAAATTAATCAACACATTATCTACTTTTCTAGCAAAGGCTACAGCGTCTTTTTGGTAGCCATATTTCTCTTTGCTTATTCTTGTAAATACTGGGCTATCGACTCTCTCGTCTGTGATGATATCATAACTACTTGCAACCTTCTTATATACTTCTTTCGTTATTTCATACTCTTTTGCTCTTCTGTGATAAATCGTAAACGGCTTAGACCTCTTAAAATACTCTAAAACATTTTCATCAAATCCTGACACATAATACGAATACAGTGTCGGCATCTTTGTACTTCTTGCTATTCTTACTCTCAAAATATATTCTCCTTTATTAAGTCTTCTAATTTAACTACTCTTACTGCTTCTGGCGAATCATATCTTAAGGTCTTCCTACTTTCGCCATACTTCAAGATGTCCTCGTTAGCTATTGCTACTACACCTTGACCTATAAAATGAACTACTAACCAATAGTTCATCTGGCACTTTCTCTTTAGTATTGACAGCCTTGCCTTGTGCTCAAGAAACTCTTTTATTTCTGAATACTGCTGCAATGTACTAATTGACAACCTGTCCGATGCCGTCTCTTTCAACTCTACATAATTGAAACTATCTCCAGTTAATATGAAGTCAGCGGGCTGTGTTAAGCCCGCATAACCTGTTCTTAAAGTACGCAAACGTTTAACATAGTAAACATCCTTCATAGTTGCTTTAAATCGTCTTTCAAATGCTGGTCCATCTGCTTTTATCATACTTTATTACTCCCACGATGTCATTACGACTGGCGTCGATTTCATCTTTATTCCAATCAAATCTGAACCTACATCAATCATCACTTCTGCCAATCTTTTGCTCCCTTCTTCAGCTGTTTCCTCTGGGAACTCGGCAATAATTTCGTCGTGAATCTGCATAAGTATCTGACATCCTAACTCTTGTAGTCTTTCGTCTCGGTTGATTACTAATATAGCCAACTTGGTCATATCTGCTGCTGAACCTTGAACCGCCGAGTTTACAACCTGCCGTGTCTCATATGCCTTCTGAGCTCTTCGGTCTATCACTTGAATTCCTTCTGCTTTTGCATCTGCTACTAACTTATTTATTGCGGCTGGGTTTCTTAACTTGTTCAAGTATTCTTCTACAGCTTTATCTTCACTTTCGAAGTCTGGTAGATGAATGGCTGACAATCTTCTTTTCCGTCCAAGTATCGTCTCCACATATCCATTCTTAATAGCAAAGTCTAATCGTTCCTGCCTAAATACCTTGATGCCTGGACACATCTCAAAGAACTTATCATAAATGGCTCTAGTTTCGTCAATTGTTCTACCAATGTCTCTCGCTAATGACGAAATACCCATATCATAGTTTATTCCTAAAACAATGCTCTTCATCTGGTCACGATATTCTGAATGCTTACCACCTTTAGCACACTCCTCATAAGGCAGTTCATAAACTAAGCTTGCCATAAAGGCATAAAAGTCCATACCTCTAGCATAGGCTTCTTTCATAGTCTTGTCGTCTGCCAACGATGCTAATATAAACACCTCTTGTTGTGAGTAGTCTGATGCTACTAACTTATGACCTGGCCGAGCTCTGAACATCTTTCTGAATCTTGAGTCTCTTGGAATATTCTGCATATTCGGGTCTTGACTTGAAAACCTTCCGGTATCTGCTCCATACTGATTAAACACGGTATGAATAATCCCATCGTCAGCATCTCGAGGCATCTTACTTGCGTATGTTGACAACTGCTTTGATATCTTTCGATACTCTAGTATCTTGCCTACCACTGGGTGCTTTAACTTCACTATGATTCCTTCTCCTGTCCCACGACCTTCATCAGTCTTTAGCTTGAGTCTATCATATAATAGCTCTGCTACCTGCTTTGGACTTCCTGGGTTGAATCCTGGATACTCTTTTTCTAACTCTGACTTAATCTTCGCTAGGTCTTCTTTGAGACTATCCTCGAGAGTCTTGCACCACTCTAAATCTAGTGCAATACCTTTTAGCTCAATATCGACTAAATCGTGTGTCAATGGCATCTCTAATCTCTGTAAAATCTTCAGGTCATTCGGCTCAATGTTTGCCTCTTGCCACTTACCAAGTCTAATGTGCTTCATAGCATCAACTGCCGCGTATCCTCCCACAACCTCTGGGTCGTAAGCATCAAACGGCATATTGAATAAGTTACCGAACGCATATGTCTCATCATTCGGGTCAACATACTTTACATACAGGTTTTTCAATCCATTCGACGGTTCTGATGAATTCATAAGTCGTGCTGCTAAATATCCACACCAATGAAATCTCACTTCCAACCCCGCTTTTAACTTCAATGCCTTCATATCGAACTTAGCATTGAATCCATACAATTTTCTTTCTTCTAATGCTGTGGCAATGGCTTTAATGTCGCCTGTATAATTCTTCCCTACTTTATGATTAAGCGGGACATATATACAATCTTTCGTTGTTCCTAAACTAAATCCAACTAGCTCATTCTTGAATATGTCTAGTCCTGTCGTTTCTGTATCTAGTCCTAACTCGTGATTTCTGTTAATATAGTCTAATAGGTCTTTCTCGGTAGTTACCACACGCCAATCGTAAGCACTAAATAGCTTAGCCATCCGTTCGGCCACAACAGCTGAATCATCAGCCACCGCCCTTTTTCGTGAGGCAGTGGCTGACTTTTTTACTTTAAGCTTTGGCAACAAGTTCTTATCTTTGCCATCCTTGTTGTCTATCTTAATCAGCATTGACTATTCCCAATACTTCTTGCTTGGCGTGGCTTTTGGCTTTTCTTGTTTTACTTGTCCGCTAGGCGGAATCGACGTGGGTGGTAGTGTTGATTCCTGTTCCTGACGGTGGCTGGCAGGGGTTTCCTGTGTCGCAGCTGATAATGCTTCCTCTGGAATCGGGTATTTTATCGTATCAGCTGAAATTACTGGAAAAACTGCGTAGCTCGCATCGAGTGTCTTTGGCGATGTCGCTGTAATTTTCCATACACCATCAATGATGCGTGGGAAATTCTTCCACATAGGTAGCAATACATTTTTACAAAAGTATGCCGAACGTTCCCATTTAACAAGTCGTGGGTTCTTCCCATCGGCATCGTATTCAACTGCTCTTAAGGTAGCCATTAACTGACCTTCGTCTGTTCCAATAACATACTTCTTGTTCACGTCGTCCCAATACTTTCTGTAAAATGTTACATCTACACCCATCGAGTCTCCTCCACTTTCATAAAGAAAACGCAAGTAGCGTGTTTCTCCGGTGGTCTCGAACTTAATATATTCGCCTCCACCTCTATTTTCAATCTTAGCATATTCTGATAAATTCATATCTAGTCCTCCTTAACTTTCTTTCTGTTAACTCTAAGCGAGTCACTGACTTTTGAAATCACCTTATACTTTGCATATAGCTCTTCATACAGGGCTGGCTCTTCTTTCTTGAACTTTGCCATATCGAATCGTTCTCTAAAATTCTCTGGAATTAGTGTCATACTAAATGAGCCACTCTTAACACTGTTCTGACCATTGATGAGATATTGCTCTTTTATTAACTCTTTAACTTTGGCATCTACCTCCTCTTTGATGGCGGCCAATTTGTCCATCGCTGTTAACAACTGAATATAGGCGAAATCAAATACTTCTGTCGCTAACGTCTCGAGCGTGAAATGCTCTAAACCTTTTTGCTCGATGAAGTCGAGCGTATGTTCTGTTACTACCTCTGTGCTTTCTTCTGTGATGTCAATTAAGCCATCAGTTTCTTTGCTCTCCATTTCATCTCCTTTCCTTCTTCACTATTATTCGTAATCTTAGCAGTAGCATTTAAGACTGTTACTCCTTCGCTATCAATGATAATAGTAGCAAAAGGTGGCAGATTATTCTTCATCCACATAATTACGGGCTCAACAAGTTCTGTAAGCACCATCGTAGAAAGGTCTTCGATTTCGCCTTTCTTCGCCTCTTCTGTGGCACCTGACAATATATTACATATAGCTTTAGCGTCTATCTCTGAACTCTTGGAAATTGTCACCACTATTGCGGCAACCATTGCCAATGCCGTCGCTAAATCGGCTTTAACTGATACCTTCAATCCATCTCCAGTCTTAACTACCTTAATCTCTTGTACATCTTTTGCCATTATCTTTTACCTTTTCCTTTCATAATAATGTACGTAATCTCTAATCATAAATCTTAAATCTCTCGAAAAACCTATTACAATCATTAAACCTATTCCAAGTACTGATTATAGGCTTCTTGTTCTTCTCGCGCAGCCTTCCAATTCGTTCAATTGCTTCATTGATATGCCACTCTAAATGAATTGGCATCTCTAGGTCAACTATTATCAAGAAATCTGTTTCGATAGCCTTCTCAATCATCTGTGGTCCTTTACCTTTTTCATTAAAGCTCTTGAACTCCACAATAAGCTCTTCTATGGACAATACATATACATCGCCAAACTTCTTCAGCTCCTTCACCGCTTCTTTGATGAGCTTTTTATGTCTCCTGCCTGATACGGCTACATAGGTATCCTCAACCATTGTCTCCACGATACTTTTCTCCATAACTGGCGGTCGTGGTGCTGGTGGCAGTGGTATTGTTCTTCGTCCTACAGCTTTCTGTAACTGCAATAATGCTTTTTCGTCATCAAAGTCTAATCTTCTCATCTGCCCTTCAAACCTATCTCTAGTCATAGCCCCATCGAACGAGAACAACCATCTCTCTACGGCCTCTCTAACTAATTTACTTCTATCGACAGACTTCATTAAATTCTGCTTGATAAAGGCTGAATTGTCAACGACAGGCTTTTTTACTTCCTTGCGTTCAATTTTCTTGTCTTGAAAAAACTTCACTACTTATCACCTTCTTTATCATCTCTAAATCCTCTAAAGACTGGGAATCTTAAACTAATACCTCCTTGCTGATTACTTGTCTCTTCAAAGTACTGAACTGTAATCACTCGGCCGATATACTCTTCTGGATTCGCCCAAACTGCTTCTCGGGTCTCCTTATCGATTCCTGAGCCTACACGAACCTCATATCCTTTATATGCTACGACGAATGCTCCCAGCTTGTTTTCATTGCTATTCGAGCCACTTTCTAGTCTTATAATCTCTAAATCCACATCGTGCATCTTTTTAACTTTTAACAACTCTCTTGTGCGAGTGAACTGATATAGCCCGCTGTTAATATTCAACATAATGCCTTCTTCGCCTTTAGCAACTTGCTCATCTAACACCTTGTATATCATTGACGTATCTCGTCCTTGATACAAAATAGGCAAGACCTCAAAATGTTTTAGCAGCGGTAGCTGGCTGATGCCTGCGAGTAGTTTACGTCTGTCTTCATAGTTGATATTACAATGTTCAAGATAAAAGTCTTGCACAGGCATAATATCGAATACTAACATCTTAACTCCTGTCTTGATGCCTTTCTTTCTTGTAATCTTCATCGTTTGCTTGTACTGCTCAGCACTGTCTAATCCTGTAGCATCTGATAATGTAAGCTCACCATCTAACATAATGTTATCTGGCAACGATGATAAGGCCTCCGCTTCTAATTCAACAAGACCTTCATACAACTGCCCTGCTCTTGTGTAGAATTGAACTATACCATTTTCTTTTAGCATAATAATTCTACTGCCATCAATTTTTCGTGTGAGCGTGAACTTTGCGCCTTCAACATATTCTGCGTGGTCTTCATACTTTGCTGCCAACATTACATTAAACGTGGGAATCAGGCAGGGCATAATTCTGTTAATCGTGAGCGTTCCGACCCCTAATGGCAAATTCTTAAATACGATTCTGGAAAACAGGTCTTTGAGCTCATCTGGGAGCTTTGCCATAAAGGCTAATACAAGCTTGATAGCATCATCACTTCCTGTCCTCATACCCGCAATTGCTTCTAGCACCTGTCTACTACTTAATTCAATATCTGGTAAGCTATCGAACTTCTTCGACAATTTATTCTTCGATATGCCATTCACAATATACGGGTTGAATATATACCGCAACATAAATCTAACATCATCATTGTCGTGATACTTCTCAAGCACAGACTGCTTATACATTCTAGAATTCTCGAGCATTATCTCGTCTACAAACTTGCTAAATACTTTTACTGATTCCATTATCTATTTCCATCCATCCAATATGCCATCTGCTCTGCTAGGAATAATAACGTCGATAGCTTACTGTGTTCATAAACTGACATATAGGACATATCGACTGTGCCTGAATTGACGTCTTCTTTTCCTGCTGTATGAAATCTAATGGCTTGTGCCTCTTCGGTATAGAGCCGCATAAACTGCTGCAAGATATACACCGACTTCGCACCTCTTCCATAAACAAATGCCTCATCCCATCTCCAATACTCAACTTGCTCCCACCTGCCATTAATCTTCTGGTTGCGGAAGTCTCTTACATAGCAATGTGCTTTATAAATCGGGTGGAACAACGCCACTATTGCGATGCTCTCCATCGTAAATGCTTCTTCTGCTTCGGGTGTGTCTCCATTGTAAACATTTCCGTCTGATGGCTCTAATTCATAATACAGATTAGCTAAATCTTCCATTCTATAAAATGTGTTCAAAGCGTGCTGGCATAAGCCTCCTTCAACTGCTAAGGCGTATCTTGTTGTCGCTGGGGCAGTAAAGAAGTCCGAGTTCGATAGCCATTCTAATAAAGCATCAAGCCCTTCTCTTTTAATATATCGTCTGGCTAAACTGATAAACTCGTCCTTATTCTTTGCTAAATTAATCGTCATATTCATTTACCTCTTTCTTTATTCTTTCAAAAATCTCTGGTGTCATCTTCTCAATGAACTTTGCTTTTCCTAATGTTCCTGGAATTACCACTTCTCCTGTTCCTACATTACTGTACGAATAACTTGAGCCTCTCTGCGTGATAATCCCTAATGAGATTGCTAGATTCACCACATCTAACATTTCATTGAAGCCTGTTTCAAAGTTGATTATATACTGAGCAAGCTTTCTGTTGCGTGGAGCGGTCTTATTCTTTCTCACTGCAACAGCAATCTGGACACCTGCTGGGTTCTGGTTCGATTCTGGCACATAGGCACCGTTACCATCTACATTACAACTTGAGAACTCTAATCTAATAGATGACAAGTGCTTCCAGCCTCGTCCTCCTGGCGTCGTAGTTGACGGACCATACTGCGACATATTTTCTCTGACTTGGTTGATACCAATAAATGTTACCGTATTATTCGCTAACAAAATCTTTTGCAACTTCATCGTAAATACCGTCAAGGCTTTACTGATGCCACCCATCTGATACTCAGTCATATTTTTTGCGTCAATCTGCTGTGGTACTAATGACGGAATACTGTCAAGTATAATCAAGCCTACTTCGTCTGTTTTTGCTACTTCTAAAATCTTTTGAAACACTTCTTCTGCTGTGACGTTCTCTGGCGTCCATTTTACTAACCTATCATTATCTACACCTAATTTCTTAGCCCATCTCGGGTCGTAAGTTCCTTCGGCATCAATGAAAAACACTGGTCGGTCATCTTGCTTTTGATATGAACCGGCTAATAACAGGGCTGTTGATGTCTTTCCTGAACTCTCGGCTCCACTGAACTCAATCATTCGCCCTTTCGGTATTCCTCCATAAAGCATTCTGTTTACCACAACCATCGGTAACGGTATCCTTTCCACATCTTTAACTTCAACACCTTGCATCAATGACTTACTCCCGCTTATCTTCTCGATGCTCTTAAATACTTCAGCTAATGTTGGCATTATCTTTCCTCCTACACGGTAAATCCGGAAGCAATCCGAACATCAATAATCTTTCTAATTGCGTTAGACATTACCCACAATGACTCTTGCACTCCTGCTAATATCGAGTGCACATAACCTGCGATTACCTCTTTTTTCTTGTGTCCTGTTCCTGACACTTGGTTCAAACTGTGAATCTCTGTCTTTTTCATATCAAGCTCTAATAGGTTCTTAGCTCCCATCTGCTTTGTCTCAATGTTCCACATATCTCGGACTAATGCATAAGCTTCTTTGTGGTTCACGATGTCTTGAACTATGATAGGAATCGCCATCATCCACTCCTGCAGTTGCGTAGTAGTAATCACATCTACTCCTTTAGCCATCGAATTCTTAATCTCTTTGATGAGAGCAGCGTTGCTTCCTAAAATCTTATCTACTACGGCTTTGGCTCTAGCTAATGTATCGTCTATTCTTTGCTCAACTACTTCTTCCGAGAATTCCGTTGTGCTTGCCATAATTTTTCCATTTCCTTTCTTTTTATTTCAGCTAAATACATCTTGCGATACTTATTATACGGACTATACCTACAATCTGCTCCAACCGGCAAGTTTTCTGGTGTATCAACATTCGCAATAATGTTCTTGATATATTGAGAAATCTTTTCTTTCTCTTCTTCACTTACTTCTTGAACGAATGGCTTTTGCTGTAAATAGTCTCGTCCTTCATATACCCACATAATTTTACTAACACCTAATAACATCGCGTAGGCTAGACCTTGCAGGTAGTGCTTTTCATCTGGACCAGTCCGCTTCGCAGTTTGCTGACCTCTCTCAGTCTTGATTTCTAAAATATAATACTCACCTTCGATGAGAAGCATTCCATCACATCTAAATCTAGTTCTATATTCTTCGCTGACTAGCAAGACTTCATTTCCTTGCTTTGCAACGATATCCAATGGTAGGTTTCTCTCTTTCACATACTCTGCCACATCTACCCAATAAGGCGTAGTCTTCAAAAACTCTTGAATTCGGTTATGTCGGTCTTCACCATTTACGGCAAATTGTCTGGACTGAAAGCTTTCTTGCGTGTCCTCGGTGGGCACACCTTGTAGCTTAAATGCACAATCCATAGGGCAATTCAAGCCAGACGGCGAGATATATGGACTTGGCACGCCGCCTTTTACTGTCTCAAACTTTCTAAATGTCTGGTCTAGTAACATTGCGGCATCAAACTCTCGCTTCTTTGTCTTATCCTCAAAATACTTCATTCTACGCTTCCTCCATTGCTGAAATCAAGAACATTGCTCCATCATTCTTTAATACTAAATTATTATTCAATTCTCCAATAGCTGTTGACACTGATAAAATCTTCATTACCTTTTCAATTTCATAAGGACTGTCGCCTAAATCCTTGAATCTAAATGGCTCAAAGTTACTTCCAGCTATTGCTTTTACTCCATCAAATGTAACATAGTCTCCAAACACCTTCAACCGTTTCATACTTTCGGCTAACTCTCCAACTGGAACAAAGCTAATGTCGCCTTTAATCATCTCTCGTAAGTCATCATACCAAGCATCGCTTACTTCGGGCTTCTTAACTACAATACTGAAGTCTGTGCCTTCAATATATAAGGTATCGCCTGACGCGTTTACGCCTGCGAGCTTGCCCACAACTAATTCCTGCACATCTAATGGTAGCAAGAACGGATGCTGCGACTTAACTTTATCTGATATACAAGCACTGATGATATCGCAGGACACTGCTCCTCGATTATCAATCCATATACATTGTAGGTCTGGCTTAATCAAGTTGCGTAAAGTCGTCAACATTAAATCCTCAATCTTGAATAAAATACGGTCGTGATACTCTGTAGGCATCTCAACTGAATCCCACCTTACTGCTACGAATGGTAGCTCATACTCTGCACCATTCTTTAACTTAACTTTTAGACAGGTCGACTGACTTAACTCTGCAATGTCCTCAAACAAAGCAAAAAACGACTTGGCTTCAACATAGCAACTAATACCATCTGCTCGAAGTCCTGTCTTTTCTTGAGCCCAAATCACTTTGTCTGTTCGCTCTAGATAAATACGACCATCTACAGATGTCACTTTTACCGCTGCACTTTCATCTACAAATGGTATCGCCTTAATTTTTTCTAACATTATTTATCCTCCTTTTTATCCTTTATACTATAATGTACGTAAACTTTTCATATTTTTCGTGTTTTCTGTAATATATTCTAATACTTTCTCTTTATCTTTTAGCCTGACCAGCACATTGTTAATATCCTCCTCTTCTGTGAACTGCACATACTTGCATCTAAATCTTCCTAAAAGCTCTGCTGCCTTCTCTGTTGCGGCTCTTCCTGATTCATCATTGTCATATGCTAATATGATGATGCTCGTGGCACCTTTAATCTCGTGCAACGCTTTTATGTTGCCTGTCCCAAGTGTTGCTACCGCTTGCATACCTACTTCCCAAAACGACATAGCGTCAATCTGGGCTTCACATACTACAATCGGTCTTGATAAATCTATCTCCTCGATGCCCCACAATGTTTTCTCTGCACCTGGCTCAATATAAAATCTTTTGCCTTCAGTGCTTCTGGCATTAACATACATATACTTGCCTTGTCGATTAAAAATTGGCATATATACTTTCTTATCTTTCTCGTAAACTTTGAACAACTTCTGCACTCTTTCTCCAATGCCTCGACCTGCAAGATAGCTCGAAAAACGGTAGGGCAGCTGGGGCTTATACATTGCTGTGTCCGTTGATAGGGTGACAGGCTTATTGACTTGCTGGCTTTGAATGGCGGTGGTATTGATAGGGTTTGCTCCGACCTTCTCGAGTAATTCGTTTATCGTAACCACCTTTCCACAAGCAAAGCAGTGGCAAGTTCCTGCACTCATAGTTCCTCGCTGTTCTAAAAGTATGCTCATTGATGGTCGCTTCTCTTTTCCGCCTTTATGGTAGGGACATCGTACTCTAACATAGCCTGAACTTACTCTACCATCTGGGAATACTGACATCACTACTTTAAGCAGGTCTACCATATTTCGTCATCCTCTTCCGTTTCTACTGGTGTCGCGGTTGCTGTGGCTGCTTGTTTTGCCGCTTGTCGAGCATTCGCTTGTGCAACCTTTGCTCTTACGGCATCCATTGCAGATAATCTTGGCTCTAAAATGCCTTTATCAATATCCCAAGTAAACTCCCACGGCGAATCTGGGATACGGAAGCTTCTGGCTTTGAGTACTTTAATTTTCAATACATCATCTTTTCTTCCTAATGCTAAAATCAATGTTGCATCTTGTCCAAGTCTGTCACTTCCCGATAGATTGCTAGGGTCTGGCTCTTGTCCTACTGCACCTCTATTTAACTGATTAACGGCCACTAACGGAATTCTCAGCTCTTGCTGTAAAGTCTTTAATTGTAATGATAACGCTGCTACGCGTGTATGTGCTTCTCCTCGAATGTCGCCGTCTGGTTCCATCAACGAAATCTGGTCAATAAATAAAACATCTAGCTTATACTCTTTTGCGAACTTTCTTAAATCTGACGGTCTTGCGTTCCTTCTAATATGCTCTGGTGTTAGGACTAGTAAATCGCCTTGCACCTCTTTTAACTTCGCTTTATGTGCTGTCAGGTCATAATTGTGACCACGAGTCAGTCCATAGTTCGAAATGTTCGATGTCAATGAGTCAAATCTAGCTCCAACTTCATCCTCTGACATTTCACCTGAATAAAGACCAACTCTATAGCCAGCTAATGTCATATTCGTTGCCATTGCGTGAGCTAGCCAACTCTTACCTATACCTAATCTAGCACTGATGATGACAAACTCGTCCCGCATAGACAAACCGCCACTGGCCTCGTCTAGTGGCTTAATGCCTGTCAATATACGTGCGTTTGCTTTATCTTTGAAATGCTCATAGCGTATCAAGTTATTGACAATCGACACTGGTGCTAATGATGAATTCGGCTCTGCTAAACTTACTAATTGCTCTCTTAACTTTAATAATGCTTCTTTCTGGTCTGTTTCATATGTCTTATTAAAATTGACTAGAGCTGGTAGCGCCTCGCTGATGAACTTAGCCTCTTTCAACTTGTTCTCATAAAAGGGCCACGGAGCAAACACTGTCGGAAGCTCGACCTCTAACTCTTGCTCGAATACTTCCTTCGGTGGCAACTCCCCAAACTTATCAAAATAAAATGCCAAAAACTTCTTCTCCCTACTGCTCTCGAACAAGTCAAAGTCTACATCACTTGGCTTTGCTGAAAGTAGTGACGCATACATTTCCATTACATACCTCCATTATTTATCTGTTGTAACATTATGTACGTAAAAAGACGACATACTCTCATATGTCGCTTTAATTATCTCTAAAAACTAATAAATGATTCCGTGAACTCTCATCCTCGTTATGCCTGTATATTCCAGGTCAATTCCAATCACTCTCATTCTCATAGTGGGCTTTCCTTCTCCAACATCTACTAGAACGGTTGTCATCAATGCTGGCATATCTAGGTTCTCAACATACTTATGCTCGACTAGTTCAATTCCAGGATACAGGCTAAAGAACATAGCATCAACCACAATCCTTCCTCTCTCCTCGGTCGGTATACTCAACCGGTCAATCGGTGCCACAATAAACGGCAAATGGACTGCGTTTTGCTCGCCTTCTCTTAAATGATACGTCTTGTCCACAACACTGGCTGTTCGTTGAGCCCAAGGAACATAGCCACTTCCTAACACAATACTGTACGAATCTACAGTACCATTTTCAAACACGTACATATAACCACTTTTATTTCTAACAAAGCTAATCACTCCTTTAGCAAAACTGTAGAAGTCGGGCATAGATATTCTCTGTAGCACATTTCTTTGGGGCATCTGAATCACCTCTAGTGAAGACGTTAAATCTGCACTCTCTAAATTACGCGAGGGCATTAGACTGATTCTCTTTGCTTCACTCTCTTCAGTCTCATCAAGATTATTACTATCTAAATACTGCCAATATCCTGATATATTCTCCTTACTAATTAACTGGTACTGCGACCCTTGCTCTCCTAATGTCAATATCATTGTCGAGTAGATTGGCCTTCCTGCTGATAGCATCGTAATGCAATGCACTAGCACTTTTATAGGTGACATATCTCCATCGTATCCTTCATCAAACATATCGGAAGCAAAACCCGAGCAGGGCTTAGGTGCCAAGCCACAAGGAGCGTGACCATACCTACCTCCCGAGAAATCCACATTACCGGGAGCATATATCAGACTCATATAATACAAATCTTTTGCCGCGATAATCGTATTCGACTCTTGGTACCTTGATACATATAACACATTGAACATATCTGTAGGCGCTTTCAATCTTCTTCTCTGCGCACCAACAAAACGATAAGGCGTGTCGGGGGTCCGCATAGATACGTCGGAAATAACCACAGTCTCTAGCTGCAATTCTGACGTAATTCCTACTAACATACCTCCATAAATATCTACGGTCCCTATATTACACCACATAACCTCGTGACCTTCATATACAGACGTCACCGTCTTTTCATCAACTCCATAACTAGTAATGTCGGTCAATTCAAAATGATTCTCAACTGTATAGCCAAACGCAACACTAGCTAAAACTAATTTCGTATTCTTGCCACATTTACATATTCTGTCGCTACCAGCTACGAATGACGCAACCTTAACCGGCCCTCCTACAATCTCATCATCATAGTCTAAATAATAAGCATCTGTGCCTCCAGCCACTACTGCTCTGACCGGCGTTATTACTCTTGTGCTGACGACGGCGTGAGCCCAAACAAAATACATACTACCTTGAACTGAAATAGGCCCTCCTTGATAATGGTACAACTTAGTATCTCCTGTCACTTTAATTGCAGCTGGAACAGTTGCTCCTGGCAAGTATTCGACAAAACTATCAGTAAATACTCCTAGTATCTCTCTTCTTTCTGTAGTCCCTAAATCTGTCACAGTCCCGTCTGACCAAGACAATAACTGTGCTTCGATTAAATAGTTATAGTCTGACCCTCTTCTGCTGACAGTGTAGGCACAATAAGCTCTTTGCCCTATTGCAGCATCGTCTTGGTGCCCTTCAATATAAAATGGCTTAACAATGTTGACATTATCTGGAACCGCTACGGAGGCTAGTGGGGCGCCTTCAATCTTCTGTGGCGTTGTTATATCTGTGACAGGTGGTCGGGCTGGGCTAATATCATAATCTATAATCGAGTCTGGCGTAAATTGCCAAGTTATGCTCGTTGCCTCTTCTTCAGTTATTGCTCTCCACTTTTGCGTAGTAGCAATTCCACTTTGTGGCGTTAAATACATTAACTCTTCTCTTCCCCATATATACGAAAGCAGCTCGTCTTCATTTTCTCTGATGATGCCATAACCTGGCAGTGGGCTAAGCTCTTCTGAACCTGTCGGATGCCTAAACTCTTCCCAAGTCGTCGCCTTTCCCACATAATCTGTAGTCAAGTCATAAACACCTTTTCCAAGTGGGTTGTCGGCGATGCCTTGTCCTGCACAGGCAATCTCTGTAATCCCTTTTTGCTCTAAAACTGTCACTGACGTAACAATAACTTTCAACTTCTCATCTCCTGTCGGGGCTTTAACAATTACAACATCTCCTTGAGCAATATCATACAATGCTGAATCTATGCTGTGCAAAACAATCGTTGCTCCAATCGTCGGCACTGTCACATTAAATAACAACGAATCATTATTCTTTACTGACCAATTAAATCTTTCTATCTCTTCTTGAAATGTCAAGATTCCTTCTGACGTATAAATATCTATTGAAATCATACTGTCGTCACCACCGTGTCACCTAACACCAGTATCTTGTTTCCTGGCAGGTCAGCACCATTCAATTTATACTGAGGCGTTGACTCCAATGCATATACCTTACCAAAACTACAATTACTTAAAAGCGTAGTCTCTCCATACTTCACTGAAAACTTAGCTCCACCGACCTTCGTAATGTCCGTGCCATCGCTTACAATATCGCAAGTAAGTCTCAAACTTCTCTCTTTTTTGTCTCTTACCTCAACCACATTAACGCTGGTTGCGCTGAAATTCCCTTCAAAAGTAGTGCCATTATATTCGGAAACTATTTTGACTGTATTGGCTGATAGCAGCAGTTGCTGAGCGAGTATTACTTCTGCTCTGGGTCCCATTAAAGTTAACGAGAACCCTACCGTGATGAAAAATGCAGGAAACGTAACAACTACACCTGTCAACGTTCTAGCCACTTCGCCTTTATATGTTCGAACTAACTTCAACTCTACATTCTCTAGATAATAACTGAAATCTTTTCCTTGTATCTTTAACATATCTGTGCCTCCTTATTTTAACAAGAACTTGAGCGATGGCAATAACATCTGAGCCAACTCTCTCGGCCCTGCGGCAATGCCATCTTTAATTGACACTTCTAATGTTTTAGGCTGATTCGAATTCGCTTTCATCATTGCTTTATACATAGCATCGGCTAAAATCTCGGAATTGATGACTGTGTCGTGACCACCACCATTAAACAAGAACTCTGGGTTTCCTTTTTCATTCATACCCCAAACTTGTGAGCCTGTTCTAGGCAATGTGCCTCCACTATCGAAATTAAACACGTTCTTGAACCAACCACCTACCGCTGATGCGGCATCTGATATCCAACCTCTAACTGTGCCTACAACATTTCCTATTCCTTCTCCTATGCCAGCTACTATTCCTGATGAGCCTTCTCCGCCAAACAAGTTGCGAAACCAATTCTTAATTGCGTCCCAGACTTGTAGTGCAGCGTTCGCAACATTTTTCCACACTCCGCCGGCGGTGTCTTGAATCCAGCTCCATACTCCACCAGCTACATCTTTAATACCACTCCAAACATTCGTTGCCACTTCTCCAATACTGTCCCAAACTCCTACTGCCCAATCTTTAACATTATTCCAAACATTAGCAGCATTGTCCTTAAAGCTGTTCCAAGCATCTCTAAAGAAATTACGAATACTTTCCCACGCTCTTGACAATACTGAAACAAGTGCAGTCAAGAACTCATCTATTTTAGCTTTGAACTTACTGGCAGCCTCAGCAGCTGACTCTGATGCCTCTGCAGCAAGCTTTGCTTGTCTTTCTGACGCATTTTCACTGCCAGACGTCTCCCACGTATCTAAACTAGACTTTAAGTCTGCCTTTATTGCTTCGGTTGACGCTAAAGTCGTCTTGTTAAAAGTGATTATACCGCCTGTCAACTCTGTTATAAAATTCTGAATAGCAAGCTTAATACCATCAATAAATTCAATTAACTTATTCAACCAAGCTATAACTGGCTTCAATGCCATATCTACTAACTCGATAAGTATGTCAAAGATAGATGTCATAACACCCATCAGCACATCGCTAAAAATGGACGATATCGCTGAAAACACTTCACTTAATTTTCCTAATAACTCTATAACTGGAAGCAAGACTTTTAACACGCCTACAATACAATTCAAGACAGATGCTACTACACCCACAATCGGGTCTAATATCGGCATCAATGCTTTCAAGGCATCTGCTAAAACTACAACTATCTCGCCTACAAGGGCTAAAACTGGTGCGAGTGTCTCTCTAAGTGAATTCATAAGCATCTCTAATGACGCCTGAATGGCTCTCATCGTATCTGTTCCTTGTAACAACTTCACTATCAGTGCCACGACTACTGCTGCGGCTGCAATAGCAGCTGTAGCGGCACTTATACCTGCAGTCAAGCTTTTCATAGAGCCTAAAAGACCTTTTACACCTCCTTGCGCTCCTTGAGCTAACTTGGCCACATTCTCTAGCCCGTCGGGGCCCTTAAATAAGCCACTTAATGACTTCTTAGTAGTTTCGGGAAGCTCAACTTTCGTATCTTTTGGCAACGACAGTTCGACTGCTTTATTAGCACCCGTCTTAGTCATTGATGAAATCTTACTTTCAGCTTCGCTCGTATCTAACTTCAGCTTTGCAACAATTTCAACATTATCTGCCATACTACTTTCCCCTCCTTCTACTTATTCTATTCATATTAGCGGCCCAAGCAAGCATCTCAGCTTTTTTCCTTTCGACGCTCTCCAACTTTTCTTCCTCTCTCGGGAAATTATATACATCTGCGAAGCGTGGCCGTGTCTTACTCAATGCCATCGAGCCTATGATTCCAGACGAGTATCCTACCTGAGCCATAAACCTCCAATCGTCGAGCTGCCTCTTACGCCTTGCTTCTACAAAAGAAGCCATCTCGGCCGCTGTTAGGTTGGCAGCTTGTTCCGGCGTCAATCCGAAATAGTAAGCATCCTCTAACAGCTGTACAAGACGGCTTTTTACTTTCCCGCAGTTGTTCCTTGGGCGTAAATCAAGATAGCATTGACAATGTCATTAGCTTTTTCAACAAATGGCTTATCCCATTGGTCAAACATCTCGACCGTATAATTTTCACCCATCGCTTCAAATAAATCGACCACATCTTTAATCTTGATGCTGCCTTCTTTGGCGATGCTTTCTAGTTTCGTAATAACGTCTACTCCCGTCTTTTGCTCATATGCAAGTGCTCTTTTAGTCGTTAACTTTAATTCCATTGCTTTTCTCCTTTACTTTGCAATTGATGATGCAAAGAGCAGCGCTAAGCTGCCCTATACACCACTATCTTCGTCTTCTTGGGTTTCCTCGGCGTCTAATGGGCTTTCGCCGCCGGCAAGCGTGACGATAATTAAATCGCCCACTTCATTCCGAACTGGTGTGACTGACAATGTGTAATCAATCTCCCCACTTGGAACCGGTGCAACTAAACTGACCTCAAGTTCAACTAGCATTTCGAATAGTGTTCCATCTGGATACTCTACTCTCAACCAGTGCTGTTCATCGTTATCAGCTGCTTCGTGTAAAAACTTAAACTGACCACCGGTAGCACCTGTGTCATAAGCAAGAACGAAGTCTAGAGCTGTAATGGCTCTTTTTCCTAACATCTCACTTACGAATTCGTCACCAATATAATCGGTGGCAATCTTCGAGCTAGGTTGAATTAAGGCAGGCATAGACACAACATCTTTTAGCTTCGTCCAAGCTGCTACTGGAACAGTTGCTCCTGGCGCTGTAGCGATACTAATTTCAATTCCGATATCAATCATTGGCATAATCTATTCCTCCTGTTCAACATATGTTTCAAGTCCTTCTTGTGCAACAATGTCATTCAGCTGCTTATTCAAGGCAACCAATCTCATCTGTAGAACAAGAACTTCTTCTGATAGCTTTTTTTCTTTAGCTAACAGTTCTTCTTTTTCATCTGGCGTAGCTTCTTCGTCTCCTTCTTCGAAGTCGTCGTAGCCTTCGTCATCTGTCTGAGCGGGTTCTTCCTCATCTTCGTCTTCTTCGGGGTCAAGTTCATCTTCTTGGAAATCTTCATCATCATATTCTGATTCATATACTTCCTCAATAGAATCTTCACCTAAAAGCTTTCGAACTTCGTCTAACTCGCTAGTCTTACTTTCAAGTTCACTTTCAACCTGAGCAATCTCAGCTATCAGTTCGCTCTTTTTTAATTCCAAGTCCATTGCTTTTCCTCCTTATCAATGCTCTGTAATCGTCAAGATATATCTATCTATATACTCTTGCTTTAAGGCGATTATTTCAGCTAAACTATATAATCTATCTTCTAAATCTGGAACCTTAAACTTATCTATAATGCTCTCTGCATATGGCTCTTTGTATACGCTGGTAATCATTATATACCTGTCTGCAATGCTCTGAAGCATTTCCTGTACTTCGGCGCTCTTATACACTTGTTTATCTGCATCTATACTGCTATAGGTGCTAACGATAATAGTATTTATCCAACCTCTTTCTACAGTGACATCCCTGCGTAGGTCATCTGAGATGAATATCACATCGCTCTCTTGCGTGCCATACTTAATCATTGCAGAATAAATCAAGTTTTGCTCAGCTGTCTTGGTCTGAACCGTGACAACGAAAGTTGCTCTCTCGCTTATAAGCTGATTTCCAATTCCAATTCTAGGCGTGGACGACATATTGCGATACGTAACATAGCTAGTCTCTTCGGCCACTCCTCTAACATATCCATATCGAACTGACAAGGGCTGTACTAGCTCAAGGAATTGCTTCATCTGTTTCGTTGTGTCTACTAATCCAACCATCAGACTTTTACCTCCCTTGATGCTATCAGCACAGAGCTAATTTGCGACTCCTTCCAGCTTGATACTAACCAATACCGGTCATCGAACTGCATTCTAGCTTTCTTTATCTTCACGCGATACGTATAAGAATAGTCGTGCGGGACATCTTTCGGTAAGCTTATCCTTAACAACTGTGCTATGTCTTTCCCACTAACATCGTCTCTAACTGCTGTCGGTTCATACTGTAAATTACATCGGTATGTTCCAACTAATACTGCATTTTCACTTTCTTCGCCAAGGTCATCAAGCGTTATTTCATTTCTGTACAGCTCGACTTCATCCATAAAGAATGTCTCGGCTACTATCTTTCTTGCGTCATCCCACTCTATCATAGGCTCTGACCTTACACTTTTCTCGTTCCAGCGACACGTGATACTGGGCTATTGATGACCATTTTTCTATATCTGTCTAGTGTGCTTCCATAGGCAGCTAATATGTCATCATTACTGACAAACTGCTTAAATGTTCCACCTACCTGATATCCAATACTTTGACTACCATCGCTTATTGAGCCAACTGACTTAATGCCTTCGCCGATAGCCGCCTTGGCGCCGTTGCTGTTTGCTCTGACTCTCAACGCGGCTATTTCTAATAGCGTGGGCTTTAACTCTGCAGGGATACTGCTTATATTACAATATCCTAAAACAAAGTTCGTAACACTGTCAAGATAGAAGGCAATGATATCATCGCTAATCTCGCTGTTGCCAACAAGGGCTCTAATCGTAGCTATGTCTGACATTCAATTTGCCTCCTTTTCTTAACACTTAATAACTAATAACGAATACTTCAGCCATACGTTCGAAGCTAGGAATAACTAACTCTGAAACAATAGTTTCAACTGTGACTGGTGGTCCGTATGATTTCGAAGTCGTAACCGCAACACCTGTATTGACAATAGACGTAGTCGCATTACCATAACCTGACATAAGGTCAATTTCTTCTGGGGTCGTTCCATAAACTGTGGCACCAAGTGCACCGTCTGGTAGAAACACCATCTTGTTGTCAGGTGCGTAGAACTTCGTCGCGCCATCTTCATCAACAAATGACTTATTATAAACCGCAATCGTAACACCAGTAATGGTGGCAATTTCTGCGATTAACTGTGCGCGACTGAAAACACGAAGGCTTTGGTCTGCATTGCGGAACATATTCTTAACATTGGCGTTAGCCATAATGTCGCGGAATGTCTTCGGCGAACAGATAGCGCGAGTCAATGTAACACCAAGGTTAGCAGCTTTATCTACTAATTCAAGGATGTCGTTGACTGGGTTGCTATTCTCGTGGTCACTCCACTTAGCGGTTGACAATAGTTCTGTGACGTTTGATTCAGCCCAATCACCACTTTCATCATAATTATAATCGAAATATGGCTGGCCTCCATCTTTAGCTGGGGCTTTAATGTTAATCTGACCATTGAACAAGAGCTGCATACGTTGACGTTCAGCTTGAACGTTTGCACCATCAGTCAAGTTCTTAGCGTCATCGAAAATCTGTTCAATAACTGACGACGTATAAGGGTCAGTTGCGTCAACTTTAGCACGGGCTAATTCTTGACGAAGTCTTTCGGAAATAACCATCTTTTCACGGAAGAACGGAATCTCGTGCTGAATTGCTGCTCCACCGATACGGTCACGTACAAATGCACGAGCACCAAGTGCGCTAGGACGGAGCGCAACTGCGTTTGACTTAAAGCCTTTAATAAACTTCAAGTCGAGTCCTATAATCTTTTTCGCTGGGAATAGCGTAGCACCTAATAATGGAGCTTCTGACGCTTCCATCGTGGTAACATATTCACCAATTGCCTCAGCATTAACTAAATCAAAAATATCTGGCATTTTTCATTCCTCCTTATTGCTCATCTTTGAACGTGACAACAACTGTGGTGTCTGCGTTCATCGTGAACGAATAGGCATTTTCTGTGAATACAGCTGCTTCACCGTTGACAGTGAATACATCTACTTCTTTGCCTTCAGGAATTGTCACGGTCAAGATAACTGTGCTTCCTTCTTTAATATGAGCATCGTCATCTGCATCTGAGACGACTCCAGGTGCTCCGGTTAAATCTAAGCTATAATAGCTTGGGACTGAAGGCAATTCTGAGCCATCAATCTCTAATGGTAATAAGACGATACGGGGCAATGAAGCTGCTCCTTCAATCGCTAAATCGGTTAAACCATTTTTCCAGGCGTAACCTTCTACAACAACACGGCCTACCACTGGGCCATTAGTGATGTCATATTCTTCTGCAGTGATGCCCTTAATTTCGGACAATTGCAGAACTAATGAGCCTGCCTTAACATAGGTACGACCATTGCGTACTTCTGTTTCGAGACTCAAGACTGTTGCGTCAAACGTGATGGGCAATGCAACAAACATTCCTTCATCTTGATTGACGAAAATCTCTTTTGTACTTCCAAATTCTGTGTACATTATCTTTCCTCCTAATTACTACTTAAAATAGTGTTTACTTTTATCTGCGGTCGCTCTTGCAGCCACTTTTTGTTCGGCTAACTTTTGGGCGAACGACTTTTCAGGCTTTGTCTTTGAACCAGCACCAGGCGTCACTATTGTTTCGGCGGGTTTCCACAAGTAGGGCTTACTCTTTTGTAAGGCTTGAACCTGTGCGCTTAGTCCTTTGACTTTGCCTTCTTTATTTACCGAAATCGCATCCATATCTAATAAGGTTAAGAAAAGCTCGAAGTCGACTACTTTATCTCCCACTCTTTCGCGAATAGCATTAATCTTCATCGCTTTAATCTTCTCCGCTTTTGTGTCCTCTTTAATTGCTTTAATTTCTTTTTCTAGCTGTGCAATACGTGCATCTTTTTCTGCTAATTGCTCAACCTTCGTAGTCATTTCAGCAACGATGGCTTCTAAGTCTTTTGCCTTCTTAGACACTTCATCGAATCGGTACTTCGGAATCAAGTGCTCATTCGGTTTTGGCTTGACACCATCTCCACTATCTTCACCTGCTCCGGCTGGATTCCCTTCGGTTACTTGAGCCTTAACTATTGGGGGCGTACCACCGCCACCAGCTCCCTCTGGCTCCGCTGAGAATCTAAATCGTCGTATATATAATAGCATATTTCCTCCTTCACTTGTTTTCGCAGTCGTGTCTGCGTGGTATGCTCTTATGTAGTTACCTTTACTACATTACATTATATGTAATTCTCCTTAATTACTTAGCCACTTCAGCCTAATAACTCTTTAATTACTTCAACTGCTCTCAACAGAGCTGGTCTTAAGAATGGCTGAGCTTCCATACCTTGTGTCTTCCTGATATATGGCTCGTCTAATAATCTTCCATTATGTCTAGTCACTAATACTTCTCCGCTGTGATACGTAATATCTGGGTCATTCGGGAACTCTGACATTCTACCTGTCGCCGCACCTCTCGGCCCTGTCCCAAACTCTAAATAATAGCCATAATGCATCGGGACATAAAGTTCAAATTCCATATCGGATACTCTTTGCACTCTTATTGACTGCCTTAACTGACCTGTCGAATATGGCGTTTCTCCCGCTGCTGGTGTTCTCTCTACAGCTGCTTCTAGGGCTTTTATTGCTGCAACTTCCATAACATTCTTCACTCTTTCGCGTAATGCCTCTGCAGTCTCTCTTGGCGATATGACGATGTCTACTGGGTGCTTAACTCCAATTCTCATAGCTAATCTCCTTTCACTATTGCGGCTGTTCTATTCAATATCACCATATAGTTGCCTCTAGCTTGATTACTGACTTTTATTGCATCATATCCATACTCCGTGGCTAATATGCTTAATAGCTCTCTACGCTTCGCCGGGTCTGCTACCCTACTTAACACCTCATTTATTCTTATGTCTGGTGTCTGCGCCATAGCAATCGCCATCTGCGAGTCGACAACTCCTGACAGGTCTAAAATCTTACTTGGCTCAGACTTCAAAGCAATCTCTACTGTATTGCTTCCATAATCTGTTCCCACAGGCCTTTCGGTAAACGCATACGTCCCTGCCCCATAGTTATACTGACCTGTTCCATAGAACTGCTCGCCTTTAACAAACTGCTCTATATCTTCGGTGCGTCTGAACTGTCTATAAACTCTCGTATAGCCATTCTTCTGAACTTGCCTCTCAAACTCTGAGCTATTCAACTGTAATGGAAGTCCATCGAAACCTGACTCCGCCTGTGCTTGTCTCTGCAACGCTTTACCTATCGACTCCTGGCCGGTGTTTTGCTTAATTGCATCTAACTTCGCTGTGTCATTATTGATGAATGCCTCAATCATATCTTGAATCCTCTTCGTTGAGCTGGCTGATGGCTTTACATAACCTTGATACGTAGGAGTCTGAACTTTAGCAAGTGTTGCATCGTGGATGCTGCGAGTGTTAGCGTTAAATGTCTTTGGGTTCTTACTGTTAGAAAAACCAAACTTGTCTTTGTATTCTAGGTATGTCATTCCTGGCGGAACTTTCTCCCACTGGTTGCTCTTATTCTTCGTATATCTCTGGACGGTATCTTTACGCTCGTTCTCGCTAGCTAATACAGTCGTAACTGTGCTCCTACAATTCGGATGCAATGGCGGGAAATTCACACCTGGCTCTACATCCTCTTTCCGAATATACTGACCATCGTGTTCTTGACAAATCTTGCTGGTCTTACTATCAAGTACAGCTCTAAATCTGTATCCTTTAACAAGCGGATTCTTATCGATAACATCTCTCACACTCTCATTAAAGATTGCGTTCGCCTCTGTTCTTACTAGTAGCCTTGCCTTACCTTTCGTTATGTCTGTCGTTCGCATGAGATTATTTTCCATCTGCTTATAACTATCGCCTCTAATGATTCCTTTTACGAATACATCTTTCAAGCCTTGCTCATACTGCTTAAATAGGTCATTCATATATTCCCCAATCGTCTTGCTTCCTGCAGCCTTTGTCTCAAGTGTGACTAAATCCCGCATAAATCCTCGACCTGTTCCTGATATGAATCCACCTGCGCTTCTTGCCTGACTATACAGCTCTCGCAGTGCACTTTCAGTCTTAACATTCGACAAACTTGCCAATATCTGTGGCTCATTTGCTGCTCGACTTGCCGCAACTCTTAATTTCACCTCTAGCTCGTTTGCCTTCAAGTTCGTAAGCGTCCCTCTGAGCTGCTTCTCCATTCGTGCTTTGAATATACGAGCAGCCCTACTATTTCCGGCTTCTAAATAAAGTCGTTCGGTCTCATTAAGCATTGACATCAACTTTTGGCGTCTTGCACTATTGGCTTGACTGTTCGCCCAAGCTCTACTAGCAGTCTTATCTCCTAAAAGAAACTCTACTTTCTTTATCTCTTCTTTTAGCTCTTTTAACTGACTATTAAAGGACTTATCTAACTTCTTTTGTAGTGCTCTTGCCGCCTTTTCGGCTTCTAACAGACCTTTAACACTCATCCTTTATTCCTCCGCCTGTCTTTTTGTCTCTTTGATGATAGACTTACACTCCTCGTATTTTTCTGCAATAACGTGATTTCCTCCAAGTAGCTTATAAGATGCAAAAGCCGCATCTATAATCTCTTCGAGTATCTGATATCTATCTAATCTTGTAGCTAAATTATACCACTTACTTGAAACAGTATTTCTCTTGCGGTTGATATAGAAAATCTCGTCTGTCACTGATAGTAAGTCTGTTCTTAACATATGCATAACTACCTGATTATACAACTCTTGCTTAGTCGAAATCTCGTCCAGCTTCGCCAGCACTTTACGACCATACTCCGTGTCTTCCAGCTGTTTACTTAACCTAGCCTGACGCCTATTCTCTTCTTCCTGCTTCTCGGCTTTCTTCATTTTCTTGACTGCCGACCAGTTCAAAGTGATGATTAACAGGACAGATATCGCGCTTAATATAAAACTCGTTATTGTCATTACTTGCTCCATAAAACATCTTACCTCTCCTCATACTCCTCTAAAGCGTCTGCTAAATCTTCGACGGAAGCCGCAGTTTCTTGCGTCTCCATCTTTGCTTCTGTCTTCAAGATATACTCATACTCTGTTATCTGGGTCTTCCCATCAAAGTACTGCCATTTACCTTTTACCTTCTTTTTATGCATCATTCTAAATACCTCTCGCTTCCTTATACTGTTCATAGGCTTTTCTTCGCTGTTCTTCTGTCAACTTAAATGCTCCATTCTCAATGTAGGCATCGTATATGACTTTTTCATACTTGTGTCTTTCATCTAGTTTCTCTACTAATGGCTTTAGCTTTTTCAAATGCTCTATCGTAAATCCAATCTCTTGAACGAACTCTGGAACAAGAAACTTACCAATCTGCATCGCAGGTCCTCTGTGTAAAGAATACTCTACAAATTGCTCTGGTGTCATTCTTCTCCACTCGAATAGACACTCCTTGCCTGACGTTGTCTGTCTGACGAAGTCATAGCCAACAGGCTTTTCGACTAAAATCACATAGTCCTTATCTTTTGACTGGAAGCCTTCAATCTCATTAAAGAACACTGAGGAGCCAACCAAAATCTTCCTACTCATCTTCTTCTACGATATGCTCAATCCAGGCTCCTTCTTTGAATATATATTCTTTATCTTCATTGCTTACCCAAGCAAGGTCACCTTCTTGTGCAGGCATCGTGACGAGATGCTCTGCTGGCTTTGGTGCTTGTTCACTTTCCCAAAGCAATACTTCCATTGTAGACACTGAATGCTTATAATTTTTCATAATTCATTCCTCCTTATACTATATCTTCCCAAGTGGTATCAATATTGCTTTCCTTATATTTACCTGCCATGCTGCCGGTATCAGTTGCCCACAACATTAAATACTTACCACTCGCCGATTTCTTAAATGTGACTTGATAATTCTTGTTCAATATTGCTGGGTCATACAAATCAAACTGGTTAGCACTTGAAGCACCATTGAATCCATTATCAACACTAATGTATTTCTTTTGTATGCCTGTATTATCACTAATTTTTAGATATTGACAATTCTCACCAAAGGTGTTAGATGTGCAATTATTACCAAAGGTGTTGTCGAGGCAATAATCACCAAAGGTGTTATAAGAGCAATTATCACCAAAAGTGTTAGAGTAACAATAATTACCAAAGGTGTTAGAGTAACAATCATCACCAAAGGTGTTCCCATGGCAATAATTACCAAAAGTGTTAGAGTAACAATAATTACCAAAGGTGTTATAGTAACAATCATTACCAAAGGTGTTGTAAGAGCAACCACTACCAAAGGTGTTGTCAGAGCAACCATTACCAAAGGTGTTGTCAAAGCAATAATTACCAAAGGTGTTAGCATAACAACTATTACCAAAGGTGTTAGAATAACACCCTTCACCAAAGGTGTTGTTAGAGCAATAATTACCAAAGGTGTTGTCAGAGCAATCATTACCAAAGGTGTTGTCAGAGCAATCATTACCAAAGGTGTTGTAAGAGCAACCACTACCAAAGGTGTTGCCATAGCAATTACGACCAAATATATTTCCTTCTATACCATAAAATGCATCATAACTTGTCTTATTTATAAACATTATTCCGTTTAACTTTATAGCGGTATAACTATGCCCGTTTATGTCTTCATTATATGGTCCTTCTAACCACGGTTTAATTATGTTTCCGCTTACTGCTGAATATCCATTCTCGTCATTCATAAAGCGATTCTGAATCGTTGAAACATCTACTATATCTCCAGTATCGGCGTCGTCATAAACAGTGAATGTATAATAATACGAGTCATCGTCTGAATGATAAAACTGAATATTCTTAAAGTCATAAGGCACATCATTGTTGAACTCATCAATCATTCTATAAATGACGCCTTTACCATTTACTTCATCTGCCCAAGCAAATCTGTCTGTATCATTATCTAAACAATATTTCAACTTCCACGCTTCTAACTTGCTATTAGCAAAATATGTATCGCCTTCGTGTAAACAGGCACGAGCGTTCTCATTTAACTTATCTACATCATCTGCTGTAACGATTATATCAAACTGATGTCCTGCACTTTGAGTGTTTGCTTGAGCAGTAGTTGTCACATAATCTGTAATACGATACTCACGTCCTGGCACTAATGCTGAACTGTCTCGTAAATCCTTTAACTCTTGCCAAGTAATCTCAACCTGACTATGCAATAAGCCTTCGTGTGCTTCTGGGTCAATATCGTGAGCTTCTACTACCTCGACATTGATGCCTTCTGCTGTTCCTACAAACAGCTTCTTTATATCTGTGCAGTAAGCTAACTCGCCAACTGCTAGAACGGGCATATCGGCATATAGCCCTCTCTTAATCTGTATTCTTCTTGCCATTTTCTTTCCTCCTTAAAAGCTCTTGCAGTCAAACACTAAATGGTCATCTTCACTGAACGAGCCTGCATCGAATATCTCTGCATCCTCTATGTCTGTAAAGCTGCCTCCATCTACATCTGCTAGCATTGCTAATCTAATCTTCTCCGGCATTTCAACTATTGTCATCCCATCGGGAATCATAATTACTTCTCGAATAGCATCAGCCACACTGCCTATATGTGCATCTGAAACTACATTTTCAAATGGGTCTGCCATACGCTATTCCTCCTTATTGTCGTCGTTAACTCCGATAACAATTTTACCGTCTTTCATCGTGATAAGCTTCTCTTTAATTATCTTGACAATCAACTGGAATAGGTCTCTAATCTTGAAGTTCTCATACAACGGATACATTACTTTCATACCTCCATACGACGCTAAAATCTTGGTCATATACAGCTCGAAAGCTCCGCCTCCACTAATAGCTACCCATCCTACTGTCAGTAAAACTACAATGACAATCGAAGCTACTTCATAAATCACTTTACGATTCTCTTTTGCCACTTTGTCTAATTGATTCTTAAAGGCAATCTTGACTACTCCTACTAACAAAATCGTGATGAGAGCAATCAATACACTCTCTACTCCATACTCTAATACTAATGTTCCTAACTCCATTGTTCATTTTCCTCCACTTCTGGTTCTTCATTTAGGGCTTCTTCGTCTTCCCATTCGACCAGGTCATCCATCCCGCCGATGGCTTCCTGTTCCCGCCGTAACAATTCTTCTTCTATATCATCTACCCACGGATGCTGTTCTAGCAATGTTCTGTCGCTTACTAAGCCACGTGAGGCGTTGATACCATTCATAATCTCTAAATCATCTACTGGTCTATCTGTGTTCCAAATCACGTCTACATCTTCGTATCCGATTACTTCGAAATATCTTACTAGGGCTGTCTCTAATACGTGAGCTAACTCTCTAGCCGAATTCTCCATATCAATAAACAATCTGTCCATTGCTTTTCCGCTCTGGGCATACTGTAGTTCCATCTCTTTTCCTACTGTCGACGTTGCTTCATAATACTCTTGCATTAGTCTCTTCGTCCATAAATCCATAGCTGCGCTGTCCATACTTCTCATATGTAACATAATGCCACCAGCTCCATCTACTTTGACTAATGACAATGTCTCAACTGCATACTTTAGGTCTGCATCGCTTGTTCCTGAATAACCTCTCACCTCAACTAATGGTGCGGTATTCTTTTCTACGGTCGTGTCTTGATGCTTCAATATACGGTCGAATGACGCTAATAAGTTTTCCACATACGCATACAATGGGGCATCTCCTGTCTTACCTAACTCAATAAATATAGGTGCTTCTGCTAATGTCTCTTCTTTGTCTTTACCATCGACATCATAATGGAACGTGTCTCTATGCCATACTCCACCATCGCCTTCGTAATAACATTCATAAAAGCTTAGCTCTGTCTCTTCTCCTGTCTCTGGTTCCACATCTAACTCTGTATACTTTCTGATGAATGCCACAATCTCTTCTCGATACTCATCACTATACACTGCTATCGTGTTATTCATAATCAATGGTCGTGGAATAATCGCTTCTCCGTCTCCTTGAACAATCCAAATTAACGAGCCTCTAAGCGTATATGCTAAAGCTGACTCTCTGATGAATGGCAGCAAATCGTCTAATATATCTTGGTGCTCTGTTACCACAGGTGGTCTTGCTAACAAGTAATTTACTTTTCTATCTACCGTGGCTTTCCACTTACTCTTATCTATCTTTAAATCAAACTCATCATCTGCCGGTTCATAATAAGCTTTCTCACTACGACTGATGGCCTGCGTGTTCTTACTATCCTCGTAGTCTTGCCACTTTCTCTGAACCCATTGCTTTCGTCCGATTGGCATCAAGTCTTTAATGTTCATATGCCTCCTCCTATTACTCATTACATTATATGGTCTTTTACCTTATTTCATAGCGTGCACATACGTTACGCTTAATTACCTTCTCTGTGCTATCAACCTCTTTAATCTCTCTTCATACGCATCTCTTGACTCGTTAGCTGATGCCAACTTGCCTTGCTCTAAATCGACGAACTCTACTCCCGCTGTATCGTCTACCATTGCGTATCTCATAGCATCCATCAAATGGTCCCAACCTTTCTCTGGTGCTGGTAGCTCCTTCCCTGCTGCATTCTTCTTAAATGCGTAATGGCTTATCTCTAACTCGAAATTGTAACACTGTGGGCTGATGATGATGCGATAGCCTCTAAGCTGCTGAATACCACTCATTACTGAGCCTCTCTCTTTCTTTACGCCGAATATCCTCGGTGCCACAGTCTTCTTTAGTTCTCTAATCGTTCTAGGGTCTTCGCTATCTGCGTGTATCGGCTCTCTATGCCAATCTAATTCCTTTAACTTAAAGCCTATCTCGTCTGTGCTTAATCGTTGCTCATATAACTCTTCACATACATATATCTCTCTTGCTTCTCTATCTACTAAAAGTCTTACTCCTGCCGTGTGGGCTGAATATCCAAAGTCTAGACCAATTCTATGCTCATACTTCGGCTTATCTGTAAATCTATCTTTCTCATAGAATAGCTTTTTCCAATCAAACTCTCTGACCTCGTAGTTTTCATAAATCCTACTGCCTGTCACACCCCATTCGCCTAACCCTGCCACTTTGTATCGCTCTGGTTGTTCTATTCTCATACGCTCAAAGTTTGCCAAGTCAGCAGCATCTAGCCATTCATTACAGTCGTAGTTCCTTGTCAATGCTAATACGTGCTCTGAGCTCTTCTGCTTGTTAGGAATATATCTTACTTCATCATCTAGCACTTCCTCTGGTTGCCTAATGTAAAAGCGTGTCCTAAGCCAGCTAGACTCGTGCCAAGGGTTGAACGTCAATACTATCTGCTTAAAATAACCTTCGGGAAGCTCACCACGAATCGCCTCGTCAATCATATCAAAATCCTGCTCTCTGTCTAACTGATATGCTTCCTCTATCCACGCGAAGTTCAATACACCTTGTTCAACCGTGATAGAAGCGATGCTGGCTGGTTCGCTTACACCTCTGAATAGTATTACCTGTCCCGTGCTTTTCCGTGTTAGCGTGAGTTCTGCTTTTGGTATAATCCAATCGGCTTCTACACCTATTCTCTTAATGGCCCAAATTAAATCTGCTCTACAAGATTGCTTTAACAATGAGCGATACTTTCTTACTACGAGCAGGTTTGCTTTTTCAAACTCATATAAAAGCAGTATCCATCTAATTGCTATGTTCTTGCTCTTCTTACTCGCCCGACTGCCTTTCACTACTAAATAGCGCTTTCTCGATTCCATAATTGCTTTATATTGTGCGCCAATCAAGTCTATCATTTTGAGCCTTTTGACTCTTCTAGCCTGGTTCATACCCACTACGACCTCCTTAATCCTCTTTCTCGACACTATGCAAAACTATATAGCTGCTATACGTTCTCTTGTAGTACATCTGTGTACTTACTATATACTTTAATCATCGTAATCATCTCTAGGAAGCTCTTCTGCTCCGCCGATTATCACCTGAATCGCGTTATTCATATTCACGCTTGGTTGTGTCAATCCATACATCTCGCTCATATCCTTCGTAATCTCTCTAATAACTCTCGTTGTGTCGTTTAACATCTGCGAGACTTTCATCATCTGGTTCAACTGGTTGCTCGTTGATGATGGCTCATCTAACATCTTGTCTCTTAATCTTCGTACAATATCTATATTAACTTGCACTTCATTTATCATAGATAGCAATCTCTTCGCCGCTTTTCTTTTATCCCATACTAAAAGTCTTGCTTCTTCTACAGCTTGCTGCTCTTGCACCTTCTGTATCCAATACAAAACTCCTTTGGACTTGCTCGCCATATAGGCTCTTGACGCTAACTTCTGTCTGTCTTCTAATTGCTCGCCTGTCTGATTATATGCTTCTATGTAACAATCAACGGTCGAACGCTCACCTTCAACTAATAGCTCTGCTAGCCGCCTCTGATTAGCTGTCGGGACTATAACTTTATTATTTCTTCTCATTTTACTCTCTCCTTTATGCCTTATTTTCGCGTGTTCTGCTGTGTCGCATCATTCTATGTGATTAAATATACTATTCTCTTCTTCTGTCTTTTTAGGCTTTGTTAGTATACGAGCACTGACGTGTGCTTTTCCTGCCTTAATACATTTTAGTGGCACTCCTTAAAAACCTTTGCAGGCGTGTGCTTTCCGTTGAATATAAAAAGAAGCCAGCTCTTAATTGAGCTGGCCTCCAATTAGTCTTCTATCGGGACTCCGTCTCTATGCTTCTCTTTCCACATCTTTGCTATGTCCACGTCCTCCGCTCGATAGAATTCTTCTCCCTCAAACTTTGTGAACTTGACTAGATTCTTCTCTACCGCCCACCTTAGCAATTCTTCATCCTTGCTTCCTAAAACCGGAATCAGGTCTCGGTTGTCGGCTAAGAACTTCTGGCGGTGCTTACTTCCGCCTCTTTGTCTTCTTTCTTCCTCCATACACTTCTCCTTTCCAGCTACTCTTTCCATAGCTCTCATCGTCGAAATCTTCTTCGATTGGCAACACAAGGGGCGAGCCATACTTTCTATACCTGCTATACGCGACTGGAGCCTCATACATCTTATGGCTTAACAACACACCTGCGTCAGCCATCCAGCTTCCAAAAACTCTGAATGCTGTCGGGTCTGATGCTGAAGCTACTAGAAATCTATTTCCTGTCGTCAGCGATTCAATTATTGACGATGCTGTCTTTATATCGACGTGCATTAACATATCGGCTAATGCTCTGGTGTCGGACTTATCTCCTAACCCTTTACCTAATATCCCATTGTGATACAACAAATAATCTCCATTACATATCGGGAACGGGTGCACGTTCGACGTATCTACTAGGCCTGATGTCGCGATGCGATAGTGCCATATTCCAAACACGTCTAGTGCTCTTTTTACCTGCTCGGGTGTCGGGGCTTTGATTAGCCCTAACCCCTCTGTATATAGTGAGAATCCATCTCCATTCTGCTTGAGAGCTAATTCGTGAAGCTCTCTACTTACTTTTCCAACTAATATTACACACATATTCTTTTTCCTCTTTTCTTTCTTTTTTTTTACTGACCATCAGTGTCGCTGCCCATCATCTCAAACACCTTAATGAAGTCTGCTGCTTCGAATGGCCGTCTGAATAACACCATCGACGCTTCTAGTAATTCCAATACCTTTTCAATATCGCAATTCCATTTAACTAATCTGCATTCAACTGCTGAGCTGTTCCGAACATTAAAGGCTCTGTAGCGTGTTGAATCGGTCAAGCTGCCAGGCAACCGAGCGTAGCTTGTGAAATCTCTTCCAAACACTCTTTCAATTTCTCGTTGTAGCGATACGGCCTTGATGGCTAACGTTAAACGGTTCATTCTAATTGTCAGGTCGCTTCGGCTAACGATGCTGTTGCTAACTCCAAACGTAATGTGCATCCCTGTGTTCATCATATTCACGTCTCTGGATACTACGAATTCTCTAAGCTTTTTTACTACTTTAATCAAATCTGCTTTGGCCATTGGCTGAAAAATAATCTCTACTCCTCTGCTACTAAGCGAACCATCTCTCTCTGTAACGTGTGGCGGAAGCGTGTCGAGCAAGTAAGCTAAATCTGATTCCTGCTCTCTGGTCAATGAATATATTTCGTATTCTAATCCATAACTTCTACGGACACCATCTGCGTCTTCTGGTATTCTTCTTAAAGCTTCGTCTACGTTTCTCGGCATTGAGCGATAATCATTACGGGTTATCGTTCTTACTCTGCGACGTGGGCTTTCAAGGGAACTTCCAGCTGGTAGCGCTGCGTTGACTGCTTCTAGGTTGAATCTCAAGCGACCTCCGCCTACTTCAATTCCAAACGTTCTACATATGTGAGCTCTGCTACATCCTCTTTCGGTGCTGTGGGCTGGAATCAGATACCATCCTCTGTGAACTCTAACGATAACTCCAAGGTCGAGCAACTTATTGATGAAGACGTCTTGATTCATATCTCTTGTCATATCCTAATCTCCTTTTCTAATTGTTTTATTTGTTACAATTATATTATAAAGGATTTTCCCACGTTTGTAAAGTGTTTCAGTAAAAATTCTTTAAAATTCTCAATTCTTTTTTAGCAACTATGTTTTCTTGTGTTTACTAACGATAGCTCTCTAACCAAGCTTTGAATTCCTTCGTTTTGCATTTAGCTAAAACTTCTTTGCTAAGCTTCTCAACACGCTCTTCTAAATAATCTGCTATATTCTGTGCAATCTCTGGCCCATACATTTCTTCAATATCTATCACTAATTCATTCATCTGTTGTTCGTAGCTGGGCTCTTCCTTTGGCGTCATAAAGTTTTCTACTTTGCTCAAGCTAACTGTTTCATAATCACCACGTCTTTTTGCCGCACTACAATACCTACAAGCATCTATTGCTCCCTGCATACCACAATTGACATAAGCACCGCCTGAATACTTGAACTCGGTTCTAATCATATGTACTACTAAATCAACTAGCACATCTTCAATGAAGTCTCGCCATCCAAACAAGTTTCTTGCGATAATCTTACTTCTTACAACACCTACAACACTTGCTACCAAAGTAGCTTCTTCGTCTCCATATTCTACTCTAATCGACTGAATTAACTGCATCATAATTTCTGTTCTCCTATTTTCTGTTCTTTATAAATTCTACAATTATATCTTTATACATTATAATTAACCTACCTACTGGGCTGATTAGCTTCTCAACTAGGTTGGTCAAGCTATAGTTTGGCTTCTTTTTCTGTAGCCCCACTGCAGCGATTCGCATAATATCTTCTGCCATTTCGTCGGCCAACTCGTTATCGACGGCTCTGAACAAGTCAACAATTATCTCTTCTTTTGGCTTGTCCTTTGATGAGAACCAGCTTACCAGCGCTTCCACGACTTGCTCTGATGTCACCCACTCTGTAATTAACTCTTCTCCAACTTCGAACTGAATGCGATACATTATCTCTAACCTCCTTTTCTTTTTATTTCCTCATCAATAACTCTTTTAAGTCGTTTATTTGTTGCAATAAATTACTTTTATCTCTAATTTCATAATAAGAGCGTGGCTTAAAACTTGATGCCTTATCGTGTAAGTCATTAAACTCTTGTAAAGTTGTTTCATTATTAAAGGTGTCTAACTTTCTATATAAATAATCAAGTGGTTGTCCTGTATGTTTTTTCCTCATTTTTTCCTTTTCCTTTTCTTTCTATAATTTGTTAGTTAGTTTTCGGTATTCTTTTTCACTTATTGGCTCATAATATCTTACCTTGTCTTGATATGGCCCAATAATAATTGTTGGACTTGATGCGTATGTTTCCACGCCATAAGGTTCAATCGGTTCGCCATTATCATACCCCGTAATTTTGAAGTAGTTCATTTTTTCTATTCTCCTTTTCTTTTTTTTAATAATCAATTTTTGACTGGTCGTATAAACTAAACTCAGTAAAATTATTCCTAATTTCTTCATAAGAAATCTCTGTTGGTGTGTATAAATAAATTTCTAAGCCTTTTAACTTGCTTTTTCTAACTACGATATATTCGATTTTTCTTTTTTTATATTCGTTCTCATAATCAACTTTGAATATTTTTTCATAGCCTGTTTTTAATTCTTTAATTTCTTGTTTTAATGTTTTCATTTTCTTTTTCTCCTTTTCTTTTTTTTGTTTTATTCCTTACAATTATATTATAATATATGCGCCAACGTTTGTCAAGTGTTTCAGTAAAAATTCTTTAATTTTATTTCTCTGGTAGTCCAAGCTTCTGTCTGACTAGATTATAGCAACGCCTCATCCTCTCTGACACTGTGGACGGATGCACTCCTAACTTCTTAGCTATATCTACTTGAGTCATTCCTGCTAACTTCATATCTATGATACTACTATTACCTGTTTCTTTGCCTACCTCAATTAGCAAATCTAGTGCATACTCTTGGTCACCTGCTAACCCTTCCTCTATCTCAGCTGGTACTGTATTCAAAAGTGTTATATTATCGCCTTCCTGTTCATATATCGGCTCATCTAAGCTAACTGGCGTTGGATAACGCTTCATTCGTCTAATATACTGACGCATCTCATTTCTAATGACTATATAAGCATAAGTCGAAAACTTGGTCCCTCTACTTTCATCAAACTTTTCTACCGCTTTTAGTAAGCCTATCATCCCTTCTTGTATTAAGTCTTCCTCATACTCTCTGTGCATATAAAAACATCTGTTAAATACGGTATACACTAGCATCACATTGCTTTCAAAGTCAACCATATTAACTTACCTCATCATTAACTACCGATAACAAAAGTTTCATTGCTTTTTCATCTATAACATAATAGCTACTCTTGCCACAATCAAACGATATCGCTAGTGCTGACAGCGCCTTTCCCATTGCTATCTTTTCTTCATCTAGCTCTTTTATCCACGCCTTCTGAACTGAAAAACTTCCTACTTCTCTCGTCTTGGTCTTACACTCAATGATACAATTCTTTACAATAACATCACCTTTACTGAATGCTGTTGCTCCACTATTGGCAGTCTTATATCCACCTAAAACTTTTGCAACATTCGTCTCTTGTCTATTACTCACTTCTTTGTTTGTTATCATTGATTAAACCTCCTTTATGCTTTAGAACGGCGGGAGCTGGCTTGTCCTGTGATTAGCCTAATATAAAGATATACCAGCTCCTTTACGTCCTTTTAGCGCTTATTTATCAAATCGAGATATTCTTGTCCAACTTTATTAGCTCTCCACGACTCAGCAATCTTAAATCCAAGTGGCGTGAATAGGGCTTGACACACTAGCTCAACAATTCCACCAGTTACTGCGAATCCTACTAAAGCAAGGAATGTCATTGGCGTCATTCCCCACAATCCAATCATCGATGCTGGGAACGTGAACAACAATCCAAACAACATATTATCAATAACCTGACCTACAAATGTCGAGCCTAACGCTGATGCAGCGTGTGCTCCAAATCCATCGGGCTTGCTCTTAAACGCTTTCAATATCAAGCGGTGCACTCCTGCATCTATAATTCCTGACACTAAAAACGCCATTGCACTAGCTCCAATAATCCACCACTGTGTCAATGTAGCGTAATCGCCAAGTGCGAAATACTGCCCACCTGCATTAGCAATAACTGCAACAATTGTAAATACTGATGCCGTCAACAGATTAACAACAAATCCTAATACCGTAACTTTTATAGCAGCTTTTGCTCCAAACCGCTTGACTATCATATCGTTTAAGATAAATCCTACGAACGCTACAATTATCCCTGCGTCTAAAGCAATCCAACTCTCGTTGATGAGAGCAACACTCGCAAGTAAGTTCATCATCACTGTGGACAAGATATACAATGCTAGTGTCAATCCTGGCACACTTCTAAATAACACCTGCGTCTCTACAACTTCTTTTTTCAACCATTTTACCAATTTCATTTTATTGGCCTCCTTTATTTTTTTCTCAGCTGGGTTCGGAACGAACAGCCTGGCTAATCACCTATTTTAATGCGACAATGCTTATCAATGATATTTCTTTCTTTCTGATAAGCAACAACGCTTTTGCTTCTCTCTCGGTTAGTCTGTCTAAACTTTCTAACTGCCTCTTGTAAGCATAGAATATCTTCTGCTTGTCTCCTTGTAAAACCTTCAATAGCTTCTTTGGGTTTCGTTCGTGCAGTGCATTAAACAAATCCTTTATGACATTTTCCATCTCGGGCTGGCGTGCCTCGTTCATTAGCTCTGGCTCTATAAGTTGCGGATACTCTGCAAACTTTTTCACTTGCTCTAATGGCAAGAAATCTGTAGCCATCTTTTGAAGCTGTGTCAATGGCAACTCCACCTCTCTTGGTCTTACTATCTTAATTAACATTGTCTACTCCTAAAACTGCTAATACATACAATAATTGAAACGCTGTATCAGCTCGGGTTATTTTTAGCAGGTAGTCTAATATTCTACCAAACTTTACAAGACCGTGCTGCGTTGTTAGCGACCTTAGCTTGGTTGTCTGGCTTTCTGAATATGTTAGCTGACTTATACCATAATGGTCTTCAAGCATTTCATAAATCAGCTGCTCTAGTCTATCTCGCCACTCAATTAAATCTGTCTTTAACCCTTTTAACACTCTGACAGCGAGCTTGGAATTGCCTACTAACACTGCACTTAAGAACGCTCCCATTCCTCTTGTATCTGGCAAGGCTAGGAACTTCTCTAGCTTCTCGACTGTGTTTAACTTTTGCTCGGAAGCAACCTGCAATAACTTTAACATATCGCGAACTTGACCTTTGCTTTCTTTTATAATTAAGTCTACCACCTCTTCTGGTAGCGATACGCCTTCCCTCTGTAAAATCATACCTGCATAATCTTTCAATATCTCTGGTTCGATGGCGTAGAACTTAAACATATGGCTACGGCCTCTAATTGTCGGTGGTATTGCTCTATACTCTGTCGTTGCGAATATGAAATGCGTCTTGCTATTCGGTTCTTCAATTACCTTCAATAAAGCATTCCAAGCTGAACGACTTAACATATGCGCTTCGTCGATGATGAATATCTTCTTGCGGCCTGTCAAGGCTAATTTAGATGCCATATCTTTAATGTTCCGAGCATCGTCTACACCATTGTTCGATGCGGCATCTAGCTCTATTACTTCGGCATTCAACTCATTAACTAGAATTCTAGCTGTTGTCGTCTTACCACAGCCGCTAGTTCCGTAAAATATCATAGCACTAAATAACCTGTCTTTAGCAACTAAGTCCTTCAATATCTCAACATTAACATCTTGACCTACCAATTCATCTAACTTCTGCGGGCGATACTTTAATGACCAATCCATATTATTCTACCTTCTTCGCTTTTTCTCTAATGGCGTCTTGATATGAAATTAACATCTTATCAATTACAGAATATTCTTCATCTTCTAAATTAACATAAGTCACTATGCTAGACTTCGGCGATTCATCGTTTGTCACAACAAGATACTCAAACAAGTTAAGCGCTATACCTACATATCCTTCTGAAAACTTCCAGGACAGCGGGCTATTCAATATCGCACTTCGTAAATCTCCTTCGTTGAATCCTCGTCTCATCATCTGCATCTTGGCGTGGTTCGTTAGCTTATGATTATAAGCAATCCACTCAATTTTCTTTCTTCCTACTAAAACATTTACTACAGACTCTTTATTCTCTTTCATAATAGTCCACCTCTTGGTTTCTTTTTTCTCGGTTTATAAACTGTTACAGCTTCTCTCATATATTCCACCCTCGGTAATATGTACGTTCTTCTAAATGATTTCGACCTTTTCAGGGGCTTATAGGGCGCTTCCGCAACTAGTTTTTTTATTGTTGAATACTGCGTCTTGGGATACTTCGTCTGGTCTGTCATCCAAGTCGATGCTCTGTTATTTCCGGGCACCGAGAATACAATCGTCGGACACTGCCTCACCTCAAATAATCTTCTTAATAAAAATACAAAGTAAGGGTCGTTCATTACGCCTTTGTCAAAATCTAAATTCTCTTCTATATATACTTTCATCCCATAATCTCTATTAAAGTTCCGCATAAATAACCCTTGAAAAAAATGACTCTCCGAATCAGCAGTCTGCTCAACTAATTTTATGTTCTCTAAATGGTCTTTTGCCGCTCTAGCTGCTATTCTAATTCCCGATATGTTATTTCCAAACGTGGACGTTATTACATCGACTTCTATTGCATCTCTTTTAACAGCGTCTACCACAGTTCTAAAATCATTCAAAGTTGTCTTTGTTATTTTATCTCCCGCATCCATCATAACTGCCCACTCATATTCGCTATTATAGAACCATTCTAATAACTGATTTCTAGACCTTGAATTCCCTTGTCTTGTATCATATTTTAGCACATAGGCTATTTTAGGGTCCTCCCTATAATCTGACTCTTCGAATTCTTGAGCATTGATAGCGATTAAATCTACATCATAGTGCTCTAAAGCATAATCTATTGCTTTGTTGTAGTCCTTTCTATTATGGTCCATCATCAGCATTGGCATCAATAATACCAATCTATTTTTATATTCCTCTGTTGCATTGCTCATTTCCACTTTCACTCCTTTACAAATCATAATCTTCATACAAATGTTTATGTTCCAATACCCATTCATACATCTCTTTAATCATTTGTTCATATGATGGCACTTCAAAATTAAAATCTGTTCTAGTTCTTACCAATGACTTATCAGAAATAAAACCATCAAATTCAGAAATCTTTACTTGATTATTTCTAAAATACTTATTAAACAACTTTAACAAATCATACTTTGAAATTGATTCATTGTTGACAAGGTTGTAAATTCCTGCTAAATTCTGTTCTATAGCTGCTTCCATTGCTTTTGCTAGGGTCAGAGTAGTTACTCCAGTCCACATTGCTTTAGTAAAGCCTCTTATAGGCCCTTCCTGCTTCATAAACCAATTAAATAACCCAATCCCTTTTCTATTTATGTCTGGTCCTATTATAGAGTTTCTAAAAGTAAGGTCTTTATCGTTATCTATTTCACCTAAAGCTTTACTTCTATCATAAAAAGTAACACCATCTCTAAAATCATATTCTTTATATTGTCCTTTTTCTCCTGAAAAAACACAGTCAGTACTCATATGAATAATTTTAGTTTTCGTGTTCTTGGTCGCATCAACCAGGAAATGTGGCAAATAACTGTTCAGAAATACTGCTTCACCTTTATTTTTTTCAGCATATTCATTAAGGATTCCAATACAGTTAATTATTACATCAAAATTACCAGCAGTAATCAAATCTTTTAATTTCTCTATTTCAAATACATCTAAAACAACTTTTTCTCCTTTGTGGAATTCTATTGGCATTCGACTAATGGTCGTAACACTATATCCTCTTCTATTAAAGTAAAGAGTAATCGTGTGCCCCGCCATTCCTGATGCACCTAATACTAATATTCTTTTCATAACTTATGCCTCCTATTGTTTCTTACTGCCTTATACAGCTCTATTTTTTCTTCAAACAATTTATATACTGCAGCTGCCGCTGTGTTGATGTCGTAATCATCATACCCTACCGGCTCGTATCTCGCTTCGTTGTTTGAAATATAATCCTCTACCTCGTCTTTAGCTAATTTCCATAACTTGTTAGCTTTCTTTTTTGCTATCAACTCTTCCGGTGTCCACATTGCTGCAATCGCTTTTGTGTCCACGATGATGAGTCCTACTTCAACATATCCTAAATCACTCATCTTCAATCCTCCTTCTCCTCCTCGTGAATAGTTCCAACAACTGCACAAGTTTGCTTTGAGTTAGAATAATCATATTTACTTAATCTACTAATCAATTCATCGACAATATCATCACCACAATGTATCTGTAAACTTGGTAATTCGAAGATGTGAAAGCCTTTACTATCATAATTAACACTTTCACTGTGATGCTGTTTTAACCACTCATAATCGTCTTTGACCAATTCAATTCCCATTATTTCTTGGAGCTTGCTGATACTAACATTACCGAAATATACTCTTGTTCCCATTTACTTGCTCTCCTTTTTCTCACACTCCCCAATAATGTTTTTCTCAATTAATTCATTGATAACTTTGAAATATATGGGGTAGATGTCTGCTTGAATAAGATAAACTCCTTCTTGTAAATAGGTTTTGTTTCTATGCCCGTTTAGAGTGTGAATATAAATACTCACTTCTTTTGTTTTATGGTCAATTTCGATAAATAAATTTTGCTTTGTTTCGTAATTCTCTTCAAAATAACCAAAACCATAATTGTCATAATGTGGTCGATAAATAAACCCATTATCTAATAAATCTTTTTCAGTTCCTATAAATGTGTAACTATTCATTTTTCATCTCCTCTACTAGTTCGTCCGACCAATCTATGGGCTTACCACAGTCTGGGCAGAAGTTTCCAAGACCCACATCATAATTGCACCAAGGACAATAAAATCCTTCGCCTGACACCCACTTTACTTTTCTTGGGGCAATGTTCAGCTTTTCCTTTTCATCGTCGCCCCAATCTAATTTTTGTCCGCAATCAAGACAATAGCTATCATATATTCTAACCGTTTCCCCACATTTAGGGCAGTTATAAAAATCACCCCAACTATATACATTTATGATTTCATCTCTTCTGTAGTGAGAAGCGAAAGTTTCTGGGTCAACTTTCATAGGTTCATTGCGTTTGAGTGCTTCTTCAATCTGTGAGAAATAACCACTACTATCTTTATAACTTTTGATAAGCAATTCTTTAACTTCATCTCTTAAATCCCTTGGAACATAATCTATTCTGGTTAAGTATTCAACTAAATTACGCAGTTTTTGTAGTGCTTCTAATCCTTTATTCATTGTCGTCCTCCTTTTCCTTTTCGATTTCATCTAAGCGTTCTTCAACCCATTCTCTAACCGCTCTAATGATTTCATCCATCGCATAACCTTTACTTAGTAAGTCGTCGGCTTCTTTGATTCTGAATAGTTCTTTAATCAACGAAAATGGGCGGTTTGCTTCATATGCGTTTATTATTTCGGCTCTATTATATGTTGTTAAATACCGAGTAAGTCCTAATTCTTTTAATATAACCGCTTTTTTATCTCTCCACCGATAGACTTCGAGTTCTGCTAATAATTCTTTTATGTTTAATTCTTCGTTCATTTCTATTCCTCCTTTTTAATCGCCATTTCCAGGACTTCTTTTATTTTTACTAGAGTGTCTCTATCAACTTCCCACGAAAATGGTAGACCGTTTATCTCATAGTAGTTGTAGTGCCACAACGTATCCCCGTCTAATATTTCTTCTATGATGTCCAACACTTCTTTATAAATTGTTTTACTCATTTTTGTTTCCTCCTTTCACATTTATTATATATTAAAGCATATTGGCTGTAAAGTAATTTTATCGTGAGCTGATGAAATTATAATTCGCCACTTCGCCATTGTCTACTAGAATGTCTTGTCCTGTCATACTTTTATCTACTAAGGCTATAAAGAACAACCACTCCGCTACTTCTTCTGGTTGCATCCACTTCTTCAAGATATTCTCATTCGCTACTCTCTGCATCGCTTCTTTGTTGGCATATAACTCTGGCTCTAAATTCGTGATTACAGCACCTGGGCTGAAACTGTTAACTCGAGCTTTGTAGCGTTTCCCTAAATCCATCGCTAAATGCTTCGTCAATGCTAGTCTCGCTCCTTGACTTGCCGCATAGTTCGGCGTGTCTAATCCAATATGTCCGGAAATCGATGCTACATTGATGAGACACTCTAATTTTGGCTGATAACAATACTTGTTTACAATGTTCACATATCCACGATAATTAACATCCATCGCCTTGTCCTCATCAATTGTTCCTGCGTTATTGATTACCACCTTGAACGCGGGTAGCTCGGGTAGCTGCGCGAAGTCGCTTACGTCCACTTGGTAGTGAGTATACAACGGGTGGCTAAATGTGGCTGGCTGAATATCAAATCCTATGACTCTCAACCCTCGATGCACGAACTTCATTGCTGTTGCTTTGCCAATACCATTGCTGGTGCCTGTAATTAAAATCATTAAAACTCCTCTGCTACAAATCCACAACCGAAAATCTCGGGATGCACATATCTCACAATGTAGCCACGGTCTTTGTCTGTCATATTTTCTCGTTGCTGCGAATCTGCATATACTGCTACCTCATATCCTTCTTGCACTAACAAGTTGACAAGTCTGTTCATCTCTTTCTTTCCGCGAATCCCTATTCTCTGCTCTAATAATTCCTTTGGCATAACTTCCTCCTATTTCTTTCTAAACAAGTTACCGCTTGAAATCGGTCTTACTTTGCTATGGTTCTCATTAAAGTCTTTATCTCTTTCATAACATCCCCACAAGTAGCGCTCTGCTGCATCGGTCTTTGCTAAATCGTAGTCTATTCCCATCTCCGCTGCTCTTGCTCTTAACTTGGGCTCTAACTGAGCTCTTGCCTCTTCGGACAACTGTGACTTGTGATGAACCTTCGTATCGTCGCTAATCTTTACTTGCTGACCTTTAATGTAAACCTTACCGGTCATCTGGTCTCTAATTGCTGATGAACTATCGCAGCTGGTCAAGTGTGGAGCTGACTGAACTAATTCTAAAACTTGAAGCCCAAATCCGTGAACTTGTCCACGATAGTCATACTCTTTGAAAAGTCGTGTCGCCGTATCTAACTGAGCCCATCTAAATGCCATATCGGTTGTCGATAAACCGAGCCCAATATAGCCAATTCCTTGTCCATTCTCATCTCGCCATTCTAATGCTCGTCTTAGCAGTGGCTCTGTGTCCTCTGCGTGTATGATATAAATTAACTTATGTCTTAATTCCGGCTTAACTCTTGGCCACATATACATAAATCGTTCCCACGTTAGCCGTGCTGACTTCTCAACTTGCTCTGCTGGGCTTCCATCTTGTATTCTGGGAATATAGTCTAACTGCGCAATAGCGTCTAAATGATGTCCGACCTCATTGACATAATCAATATACTTGTCAATGTCTAAATCGGTGTGCTTTTTACTTGCTGGATACGCTCCGCTGTCCATAAATAACTTACCTTTATGTCCGTTTTCAATTAAGAAATCTAATCCTGGCGCCTTCTTTCCATTATAGGTCACTAGGAAATTCGTATTCAATCCGCCTCTCTTTGTGCCTGTAAAATACACGTGATACAAACTGAATCCATACTTATCTCTGCCTGTGTTTAACTTTTTATTCATTTTCCTTTGTTCTCCTTTTATCTTGGGTTTTCATTAAATCTATCTTGCTTAATCACTTGAGTCTACCGCGTAACGGTTGAGATATAATTTTCCGTCAACTGTGAGTATTGTATATCGCTCAATATAACATCTCCCACTGCTTTCCCATATTACCTTCTTTTCGGTAGCACTCTTCTCATCAACTTGACACGTCTTACGATTAAAATACTTGCTGATACCTAAATTCTTGTTCTTAATTATTTCTAATGCCTCGGCCACTGTAATTTCTACATAAATGTCTACATACATTTTTACTTAATCTCCTTTTCTTTAGCTCTTGCTTTCTCTTCTTCTTCTGAAATGTCGCCACTTACGACGAACAACGGATACATTAGCAGAAATACTACAACTGCTATACATCCTGCTATTACTAATATAATTTCCCACCATTGCATAATATCATTATTCCTTATTGTAACATTATGTACGTAATTCATTATTGTCAGCTAAGAAACTATAGACCTCATCTATGGCTTCTTGCTTATTCGTGATATTATTTAACCTATCTACGTCGCTTTCGTGCCAACATAGCATATGACTTCTCACTGCCTTATCTTGACCTATACGATGAGCTCTATCTTCAGCTTGTTCTAGAACTGCTAGACTTACTGGTGGCTCCAAAAATACTACATCCTGTGCTTCGACTAGGTTCAAACCATATCTTGCTCCCATTAACGAAAGCAGTA